GTGTGGTTTGATAGGCGGCTCCATTTCCCTGATAGGGGTGGTGGAACAGCCTGTCCATATTGCACCTAACACAAAGCTCAAGAAGTCTTTCCTCAATGAGGAGTGTGCGTTTGGTCCCTCTCCACAACGGCCCGCACATCTGAGGCCTATTGAGGTTGAAGGGGTGATGCGCTATCCAATGGTCGAGGGAATTTCCAAGTACCAAAGTCCCTATGAGTATAGGGAGGTACCTGGTATGCAGGCCATTGTTGAGTTGGCAACCCAGAGACTGAGAGCCGAAACTTCCTTGGAGACATTTCGGAGGATCCTTACCTTTGAGGAGGCGGTCGAAGGGGTTGAAGGTTTGAAGCTTAAGGGCATTAATCGCTCGACATCTGCTGGCTTTCCTTACATTTATGATGTACGAGCTGGTAAGACCGAGTTTTTCGGTAAGGAGGCTGAGTATGATTTCAGCAGCGACAAGTGTTCCGAGTTGCGGGACCGTGTCAATTATGTCTTAGCTAAGGCCAAGGAAGGTGTGAGGCTCGCCCACATTTGTGTGGACTTTCTCAAAGATGAGTTACGTCCACACCACAAAGTCGACGCGTGCCAGACACGCATTATATCCGGTTCGCCTCTGGACTATGTGGTGGCTTGTCGAATGATGTTTGGTGCGTTTATTGCGGCGTGTTTTAAACACCATACCGTGAGTGGTATGTGCCCGGGGATTAACCCGTATACGGATTGGTTCAAACTGGCACGATTTCTGCGGGGCGATAAGCGGACCAAGCATTTTGACGGTGACTTCAAGGGCTTTGATGCTTCTGAGCAACCGTATATCCACTGGCGCATATTGGCTGTTATCAACCAATGGTATGATGACGGGCCTGAGAATGCGCAGGTGCGACGTGTGCTTTGGTTGGACTTGGTGCATTCCAGGCACCTAACGGGTTTATTTGGCAGTTCACAATTTGTGGTTCAATGGGATAAGTCACTACCTAGTGGACATCCCTTGACTACTATTGTCAACTCTTTATATTCCCTTATCACCATCACAGCATGCTACGTCCACACAACGGGTGATTGGACGCGCATGTGGGAGAGAGCAGCTATTGCCACTTTTGGGGATGACAATTTAGCTGGTGCAGATGATGACGTGGCCGAAGTCTTTAATCAGGTCACTGTTGCCGAGAAAATGCACGAGCTATTTGGCTTGGTTTACACTAGCGGAGCGAAGGATGGAACGCTCGTTGAGACTAAGAGTCTCGAGGAGTGTACATTCTTGAAGCGCTCGTTCTGGTTTGATCCATCCAATCAGCCCACTGGTTGGGCTGCTCCCCTTGATATTAATAGCTTTCTCTACACTGCCTACTACTATAAAAATAGTAGAAATAGCGAGGTGGAACTCGCAGCAAAACTTGAGGACGCATTAGGTGAGTTGTGTCTTCATAAGCCAGAAGTTTGGGACGAATGGGCTCCCAAGATACACCAAGCGATGCGTGAGCTTAATCACACACCTGCTCTAGTGAGCAGGGAAGCTTGGCGCATTGAAATGAGCAATCGTATCGACTTTTGGTTCTGACCCCATATACGGGCTCAACACGTGGAAATGCTTGGGATTCCCACATGTGTGTGCTGTCAGGATAGGTCCATCACCCTCCCTGTTTAGGGTACTACTCAGATTGGATCAGAGAAGGAATCCCCTGCGTGCGTGTTGGGACGACCGTACGTTGCATTTGTCCCGCTAGTAATGAAATAAAAGATTCAATCACAGTTCGTGACAATACGAACGAACAACAGATAGAGGGGATATCCATAAACCCTTCACCTAATGTGACAGGGCTTGTGGATTTTTCCAATGAGGCGACCAGCAGTGTTGTCGTCAACAAGGATGTTTCTTCACTTCATATCTCACCTATAGTGGATGAGTATCAGGATATCAAGCGCTATTTTGAGCGTCCTAGGTTGGTCACATCTGGCTCACTGGCAGTGATTAGGGGCAGCTTATATGCAATATCTGTTTCCAATCCCGTTACCCAGTTTTGGCCGATTCAAGCATCAGGCCGGCTGAATGGCGTGTATGGTTACAGGTGCTCCATAAAGGTGTCCGTAACGGTAGCCGCCACACCATTTCAGCAGGGTTTGGTAGTCACTTCATTTCAATATGGAGCCTCGGCTGGACCCATTTATAGTCCTGGCAATAGACCCAAGTTTCAGAATATGTCAGCAGTCACTAATCTGCCCCATGCTCGATTGGATTTAGCTGAGCATACCATGTCTGAGTTGATAATTCCATTTATGTCGCCTTACGAGTTTTTCGAATTGGCAAACACCGCCACGTCTGGTGGTGATGACTATGGGAATATCGCAACTCTTTATGGTTTGTTAGCTTTGTCCCAGGTTTTACCGTATCGGAATATCACCACTATAGCTCCACCCACGTATAAAGTGTATATATCTTTACACGATATGGAATTATTTGGTGCAGTCCCTGTTTTAGCAGGAGCTGTCATACCACAGAGTGGTTTGACGTCGCATATGGATAAACAATCTGGCAAGGGCAAGCAGTCTGGCGGCGCAGTGTCCAAGTTTTTGAATAAAACTTCGACACTGGCTGCTAACACAGCGGCTGTTGCTGGTGCACTTGGCGTGCCCCAGGTATTTGGCGCGGCCGAGACTGTATCGTGGCTAGCTGGTGCAGCTGCGAAAGGTGCGGCAGCTCTTGGGTATTCGAAGCCAGTCGACGAGGAACAGGTACAACGCTATTGGCCCTGTGATACCACACATGAATTTCATGTAGACCAACCTTCGGAAGATTTCACGGTTTCACCTTTTCAAAGCAATAGGTTGGCTGTTGATGCACAGCAAACTGCGACTTCTGTTGATGAGATGTCACTTCCTTTCGTGCTAGGGCAATATTGTCAAACCTTTGTTGGTAATATGTCGACTGGTGACGTGGCTGGGACAGTATTGTACGCTACCAACCTGTGCCCAACTTCGTTTTGGTTTCGAACCAATTCGGGTAGGCCTGGTGGGAACGTGCAATTACCAGTATCGTCACCAACGGATGTTAATTGTATACAGCCAACGAGTGTTTGCTATATATCACAGATGTTTAAGTATTGGCGTGGTTCTCTCAAGTTTAGATTTCATTTTTCGAAGACTAAGTTTCACGCCGGTCGTCTGCTTGCTGCATTTGTGCCTAACACTAAAGATAATATAACGGACACTCTGTTATCCAATGCTGTGCCAACACCTGAGATATTGTCGGGATTGGTGCAACCGTTTCAATATAGCAATCTATTTGACTTGAAAGATGCCTCAGAGTTTGAGTTTGTGGTACCTTTTGTGAGTTCTAGACCTTGGGTTAGCACATTTGGTGCGGTTGGAGGCCTTTCTTTGAGCGTGGTGGATCCCCTCATAGCGAATGGTGAGTCCTCCACGGTCATTGATTACATGATTGAGGTGTCTGCAGGTGAGGATTATGAATTGGCACATTTTGTCGGTTCTGGTTTGGCTCCTGTGGTCGCCGCTAATAACGCCAATGTGGTCCAGTATCAGTCTGGCTTATCTGAGAGTTCTGCTATCACTCAATATACCACAGGTGAGAAATTTGATTCATTAAAGCAAGTCATCATGATACCAACTGTGGCAGCGGCTACTTACACCACTAACACTTGCACTTTACCTATGTGGTATTACGCTTCAGTTTTACCTAATGGTAATTCCACGCCTCTACCGGTGGATGTTTCGGCTCTATATACTACGTCTACTCAAAACTGTGTAGCGCGCATGTATGCTTTTGTTACTGGTGGCACTAGTTACAATGTGTATTATAAGACACAGGGTACTTATGCTGCCATTAGTAAGAGCGCGTATGACCTTACCACTGGCGGTTTACCACCTATAAGTGACCCGCGCAGGAGATATGGTTGTAACCGGCCCATTTACCATTTGTCAGGGCGCGAGACTACATTGCATGGTAAAGTCCCATCTTATCAGAAGGCCGTTCTCGTACCCAGCTCTTGTTGTACATATGATGTCAATTTGACTCTCAATAATAAGCCAAGTAGGTCTGGGTTGTGTAATTTCAATCCGTGTGGCAATGTGCTCACCACCATCTCACCGGATGGCGTCACTCAGAGAGTTATAGTTTCTTATGCAGCGTCTGATGATGCTCATGCATGGGGTTATTTGGGGCCTCCATTGTGTTGGTTGGTCAATGGGTTAAGTACATACCCCATCGACACAGCCGCAACTGGCACTGACGTCTATAACTAGACTTGACAGGCATGAGTTATTTAGTCATGCAAATAAATACGCGATTTCCCATTTGCAGGGGCATTTAATGTCCTATGCAAATGGGGACAGGCTGCAACCGCTTGCGGTTGTAGTGATCCTGTGGGCTGCGTTATGCCCAGAAGAACACTGTTGCCTGATGGGCACCTGCTAGTAGGAAAAGAAGGCCTACAGTAAGGACCCCTCAGGCTCGCCCGTGATCGAATTGAGTAGGTCACATTGGGCGGTCAGTCTCACGCGACTGTCATGTGAAGTATGTTTTCTTTCTGTGACATGTGGCGCCCATGCTCAGAAAGCA